TACTCGTATTTGAATTCATTTACTGTTCGGCCGTGGCGTTCAATAAACAGAGTAGCTAAGCCCACCATTAACGGGGTTACTCGTTCACTGCCTATGTTCGTCTGCCTTTGCGCACGTACAGTAGACGACGTAACCGCCCCTGTAGCGCCGGATAAACTATTAACTGTCCATTCGTTACTGATCGTACCGATTGCTAAAGACTTGGACGATAGTAACCACTGGATTTGTGACTGGGTACCTGCGTCTAACCTGAAAGTTACCGGGGAAGCTGAAGTTTCACTGGCCCCAGTACCCTCGTAAAATTCGTTAAAGGCGTTGGCCTTACTCATCCATACAGTCTGCTTGTGGGTTTTATTGCCGCCAAAGACTAAACGCTGCTGGAAAAAGGTAACTGTCCGAGGCCAATCGTCGGGGGCCACCCAGTCATCTGTAGCCCCATCTTGGGATGGAAAAGCAGTTATTGGTGCATTTGTTAATTCCCAAAGGTCCTCAGCGTAATGTGTCAGAGTCATAGGAGTATGATTTCGCAGAGCGATGTATAAGACGTCCAACGACTGAGCATAGTCAAAACGTTCAATCTCAACTGCGAGTTCTGCAGGTGCTAAGTCTACATAGTATATAGCACCATGGAACGTAGTTACTAGGGCATCGCCTGTGGCAACTACCATACGTACCTGACCAGCGTTAACTTCGCCAGCTCGCAGGATAAAGAAGATCAACACATACGCGGTGGTATCACTTTTGACAAACCTAACCATGCGAACTGGCTTAGACTCGTCTGCCCCTAAATAACTAAGGTCATCTATGTATTGAAAACCAGGCCGCCGAGTTACAGGACCCTGCACTAAGCACGTCATATTGCGCAGTTTACGGCAGCCGTCATTATACCGTTGAAAATCTAAACGTTCACCAAGTCTCGGAGATAGTTCTCCCGACGTGAAAGTGTGTTTGAGCCTATGAAAAACGTTATTCTTGGCCATTAAAGTTCTCGTACAAACGAATCATTGTTAGGGTCGACGTCGTTAGATAACGGATATGTGTTACCAATTTGAGCGTCGTCAGCCCACATCTCTCGGGTCTCTAGTTTATACTGGTTAAAAACCGCGTTGGTTAGGGATTTATCCTGTGTCAATGTCGGAGCCAATCTAGTGGCTATGCCGAGGGATAATAGATTTACGAACCCTGACGAATATTTTGTAGGGTCTAACTCATGCCTCGTATATACTAAAATTACATCAGTATCGGGGCCGAGTTTACAATATACTGCTGAGCCTCGCACTTCATAAGTTACGCCACTGCCCTCAGGGAGTATATCAAGGACTTTATGGCAGTCCGCGGGTATGTCGTAACAGTACATGCCAGGTGCCAACCAGTCTGGCGGGTCTGACAATTCCAACAATTTTTGCTGTCTTCTTGCAAAGTTCCAGTTAAATTGGCTGAGGATATAGTCTCGAGTCATCTCGTAGAATACATCACACATACGCGTACGAGTATTATCCTCGCTAAAATCGCGAATAGCATCTTCGCCAATCGTAGCAAGGGCTAGATTACATATCGCGACTTTAGAGGTTATCATTAGCTCACCTGACGATATCGGGCGTCAAGAATCTGCTTGACGATATCGGGTTTATCGGTTTTCTTTAGATCGATGTCATAGACTTCTTTAACGACTTCTGCAGCGTCGTTAAAAGACCAAGTAGACTCTAATAATTCAGACTCACTGGCCAGTGTGAAATCGAGTTCCACTTCATCCAGAGGTTTCCATAGAGACTCGAAAGGAGGCTCGTCAAACTCTACCACGTCTCGCACCTTAGCGAGTACGTTAAAGCCGCGAGAGTCCGTGTACTGACAAGCGGATATGCATAAATATTTCATATAACTCTCCATCCTGGCCAGGATGATCTCTGGCCAGGATAGTTAAGGTTATTTTGCGGTTTGGTTTCCTTCCATCGCAAAGAACAATTCACCAGAAGCGAAAGTGGCTTTGATAAACTGCTGGGTGTTGCTAGGCAGTCTGAATTCAACCACGTCGTCATCAGCTCCCACAGTTACTGTAGTGCAAGCAGTATAGGTACCGCCTACAGTATCGCAGTGTGTGATGGCGAGATCACCGGCAGGTAAACCGGCAGCTACCATGAGGAGAGGCTGACCAGGACCGGGTCCAATATCGTTGCTTATAGCCCGAGTGTCAAAAGCTACCGTAGTAGCCATGATACAGTCTTTGTCAAGAATCATTATATGCTCCTTATACTACAGCGACTTCATGTTCGCTGATTTTGTCACATTCCTTGATTGGACGTCCGCGGAATGCAGTTTGAGGCACGCCAAAAGCATTGGTATAAGAGCCAATAGCCAGGTTACCTTTCTCAGTTGCAGCGAGATCAAGAGCTGCCGCAATGGCAGAGCCGCAGTAGAAGTTACCACGATTACGACCAGATGCAGGAATTGAATGCATAAGCTTAATCATGTTCTGATACAGAGTGATCTGCTCAGCTTCAGTTGTCAGCAGGGTAGAGAGGTCGATGTTACAGATACGGCCTACGAAGCGCCAATCTTTAATACAGAGACCCATTTTCCACTGATAATGTGACTGATAGCCGCGAAAACGACCGCCGTCATTATCATACAGAGTTACGAGACCGAGGTCCTCACTCTTCAAACCGCCAACAGACCCTTTAGGGTAGATGCCAAAAGCTGTGCTTCGACCCCAAACGATGTAGTAAATGGAGGTAAGGTCTGCGCCAGTGCCGCCGGCATCAATGATGTTAGGCAGATGTTCACTATTAATAGTGGCATTCGGCTTACCGTCAGGAATACCCGCAGTCATAGTAAGGCTGCCGTAACGAGGAGCAATACCAAGCATGGACTTAGGGTCCGCACCAGAATCTCCATAAATCAAGAGCTCAGCCGCTTTCTGGCCAATACCTTCGATATGCGGAGTGTCTTCTGACAGACGAAATTCAGCCGAATTGCCGTTAAGCAAAGCCACTTCTTTATCCATCTCAGCCCAGTCTTCCATCATACAAGTAGAATCATCCATCTGGATGGTGGCGGACTTAGTTGGACGGGTACCATAGTTCAGCATACGGAGCTGAGCTTCAGGCAGATCGGAGCGCATTGTGTAGCGATGGCCAGTCGGAAGATTTCCTTCAAACATCGGCATATCTGCTACGATAGGATTGCTCTGAGCCAAAATCTCAGCTACATCTGCAACGCTACCATCTGGGTCGAGTCGTTTCGTGACGTCGACGATATTGGGGAGTTCCCCGGGTTTATACGGTTCGTACATTTTATTTCTCCATTACATGGATTCTGAGCGCATATGCGGAAACATCTTCTGCGCTGGCGTTTTCTGGCCAGGAGCCTTAAGTTCGGATTTCAAGAATCCGCCCTCTTGCATGCCTTGACCGAGTTCAAAGAAAAATTCAAGTACTGCCGGGTGGCTCCCAAATCCGGTATCATCAAGTACCTTCGTGAGAGTGCCTTTCGAGTCATACTGCTTCATGGCTCGCTTGGCTAGGTTCATGTTATAGTCTGCACGTTCACCCCAGCTTTTTACGTGGGCTTCCCCGGCCTGTCTGACGACCTGTCGCTCCACTTTTTGCAGTGCGTCATGCGCCTTAAGAACGCCGTCGGCCTGCTGCTGGGTCATGTCCAAACTGTTCGCGAATGTACCAAAGTCGGAAGGAGCGCCGTCGGGTAGGGTGTAGCCATCAGCTGCCGGTACTACTCGCTCTGAAGGCGTATCAGCCTCTGCGTTAGTAGGTGGCGCTTGAGCTTCCTGTGGCGGAGGTGCTTCTTGCGGTGGAGTTTCCTGGCCAGATGGTGCCGGCGGAGTTTCCACTGGTGGTACAGTTTCATTAGGAGTGCCAGTCGGTTCTGTAGGGGTGTCGACGGGCTGTCCATTTTCATCAGTCATTTCTGTCCTCTAATTTTGCACGCTCTAACAGCATGCGTGGATATGCTGTAGGATCAACATCACTCATCATTCGTAATATGTCTATTCCTACGCTACGCCGGCCTTCGTTAAAAAACGTACTCGAGTTGCCGGTAAATTGATTATCATAAATTCCGCACAGATTTAGTACCTCGTAAACGAAGTCTCGTCCAGTCTCACTGGCCAGTAGTGCAGATACTATTGAGTCTAATCGGTCTTGTTCA